CATATAGTTAAAAGTACCAGAGATACCAAGAGGCATAGCATCGGAGAAAGAACCTTGACCGAAAGGATAGACGAGGAATACTGCACTCGCAGCAGCGACTGGTGCAGAGTATGCAACACAGATCCAAGGACGCATACCTAGACGGTAAGAAAGTTCCCACTCACGACCCATGTAGGCATAGATGCCGATCAGGAAGTGAAAGACTACCAGTTGGAAAGGACCGCCGTTATACAACCACTCATCGAGTGATGCGGCTTCCCAGATGGGGTAGAAGTGAAGACCGATTGCGTTTGAAGATGGTACGACAGCACCAGAGATGATGTTGTTACCATACATGAGTGAACCAGCAACTGGTTCGCGGATGCCGTCAATATCGACGGGTGGTGCTGCGATGAATGCAACAATGAAGCAGACAGTTGCTGCAAGCAATGTTGGAATCATTAGGACACCGAACCAACCGACATAGAGACGATTGTTTGTGGACGTAACCCAGTCACAGAAGTTATTCCATGCGGATTGTGATTGTTGTTGTTGAAGTGTAGCGTTAGCCATTGTACTGAATAAAAAGTAAGACCATCGGGAAATGGTGGAGTTACTATTTCTCTGCGCCCTAGGCAGAGATATGAAAGACGTTTTTATACACCCTAGAGGTCTTGGTTTGAGGGGTGTTACGAACAGTTAAGAAATGTGTTGGTTCCTTAACTTGCTGATTTATTTAGTATACTACGATATGCCATCCTTGTCAACCCCCGTATTGAGAGTGTTTTGAGGTGGTGTCCCGAGTACCTTGGTATTATAGGGCATAAAAAAAGACCCGTCAAGGGTCTGAGTTCAAGAAAGACCGTTTACGGCGTCTTCATCTGAAGGATTTATGGGCCAGGTAATGTCAAAAGGATTTGATTGTGATGTAATATTTCTCAGTTCTTGTCGGTATGTTTTCCATTCTTCTACATTTGTAGCCCCAAAATCATAATCACCTACTTGTGTATAATCACTTTCTATTAAGAAAGTATCTCTTTGCTTGCGAATTACAGTCCATTGATTCGCAATCTCTTGATCGTTGTATGGTCTTACAGTAAACTCTGTTTCATTCCATTCCATTTTTTCTACTGTGGGATTGTATGACGGATATGTATAAGGGCCACTATATCCCGCACTAACTATTTCTTCTTCTGTAAAAGTGGAAGCATCAGTTCTTGTGAATCCGTTTGGAAGACGAATACGATTTGGTAATGATTTTGGATATTGATTTTTATATGAATAAAGCATTTTAAATTTTGTTAGTAAACGGCAACAAACAATGAGTCATCAGGATCCATTGGATCCGTTGAACGTCCAGCAAGAGCATGAATCACTCTTATATATTCACCACCACTAAAAGTGTAGGTAGGACTTCTCATTACTGCTCCTGAATATTGTGTTGATCCACTGCTTTCACGCATTGCATAATATTTGCCCGATGTTTGTGCAATCTGTGCATCTCCCACGGTTGCGAGAGTACTAGATCCCCCAGCTGCGGTTAATTTGTATGTATCACCTATACCATTGTCAGCACCAGTGAAGTTAGTGGAACTGCCACCAGTGAAACTAAACATAGTATGATTCAGAGTATTTTGAATGAAGTCTGAATACACATAACCAGATGCTGTTGCAGGAGTCACAGGAAATCCTTGTGTAGAACTTCCTGGAATTTCTGAGGTAGTGGTCTGCCATCCAGAACCACTACCTCCACCTTCTCTATTGAAGATCCAAGATGCTAAGAGAGAAGTGCCAGCTGCACTTACAAGTTGAACTCCTGGAATTGCAATGTCACTAAAGATAACATTACCTGATGTGATTTTTACTCCAATATAAACTCTCTTACTTCCAGACATGTTGAGAGGAACTTGAACTTCACCAACATCATAAGGCCCATCATAATCACTACTACCTCCCATATAAGTATCAGATTCAATAAAACGATTACTTATTTCATAGAAAGTTTCTGTAACATTAACTCTCGATGCGTCACGAATATTCTCTTCCAAAGTCCAAAGACCTGATGTTGATGATGTCAAGTCATTATTAGAACCAATTCTTCCTCCGTTATACAATGGCATTTTTATAACTCCTTAAAGACCATATCTACCTTTGATAGCATCAAAGTTTTGTGTGATTTCTGATGCTGTGAGTGCTCTGTTATAAACTAACATCTGTGATATTTTACCATTAAGACGGTTATTACTACCATTACCTGCCGCTCCTAACGTGAATTGACTAGCCTGCGATGCTACAGTACCAACAACATTATTTTGCACAAACGATCCATTTAAATAAGATTTTGATGTAGTCCCGTCCCAAGTCACAACGATGTTATTCCAAACACCATTGCTAAAATTACTGTCGATATTATTAACAGTTCCTCCCCGTAATCTCACTCTAAGAATACCTGACTGCCTATAAACGGCATACGTCGTACTACTACCAAATCCACCACCCCTTATATTAATAGCTCCATTGCCTGAAGTATTAAACCAACAACCTGTTGACCAACTATTGCCACTGTCTGCAAATAAACTATCAGCATCTGAAAGAGTGTTGTTAGTGGTTACATAATCATCAGTTCCATCAAATTGAATATACCCCCCATCAGCAGAATTGTAAGTAGCTCCATTAACTAAAGTTCCAGTATTACCCTGACCACTTAAATCAACCCAAGTAGTACCAGAACCAGAATAAGAATTGATATCTCCAGCATCCAAGTTCAATACAAGACCACTGGTGACAATTGATGATATAAATCCAGGCCACACTTCATTACGAATTTGTTTGATATGATCGGAAGGTGTCCAAAGTCCATCAGCAACAGTCGCAGTTACTTCATTTTTGTTTCCTATTCTTCCGCCATTAAATCCAAGCATTATGAAATTTCTTCGTATCCAATTACTAACTCAAGGTCACTAGATGCACTTGCCAATGCACGTAAACTATCTCCTTCCTCTAAGTAAAAATAAGTATCTTTTGTGCTCAGTAGTTGAGTTGCGTCAGCAGGAACAGCGATAGTTTTGGCAATATAACGATCTGTTGATCCATCGTAAATACTTACACTAATGTCTGCCGAATTTGTCCCGTCAACATTAGCACAAAAGATTGAGTTTACTTTTAAAACTTTATTACTGCTTGCAGCATTGGCCAGTGCAGCAGCAATTGAATTGGTTACCGCATAACGGGCCGTCTTTCCCGTAATTGTTGTTGGATTTTTTAAGTTAGGTGCTGCCATTTTAGAATATCATTCCCATCATTATTAGACTTATATCTGGAGTTGATTCTGATATATTTATATCATCGGTATTGTCGTTTTAGAATATCATTCCCATCATTACTGGACTTATATCACTAGATCCATTTGATGCTGAAGTAATACGACCCTGAGCATCAACAGTTATGTTTGTACTTGTATAAGATCCAGCAGTAACAGTTGTATTAGCAAGTTGAGCAGCTGAAATTGTACCTGATAGAGATGATGTTGGATAGTTGGTTGCGTCACTCAAGTCAAATGCTGGTGTTGCGTCAGAAGAACCTAAGTCAACAGATACTCCACCAAAGGAAACACTATCATTAACTAACTTAGAGTTAGCAATAGAACCTGCAAGTTGTGAATTAGTAATGCTTCCCGTTAGATCTGTTGTCGGTAGATTACCACTAAATGTTGTTGCAGTTACAACTCCAGTGACATTAATACCACCAGTGCCTGTTATTAATTTACTATTGAGGTCTAAATTACCACCAAGTTGTGGTGTAGTATCTTCAACTACATTCTTAAGGAATGTGCTTGCCAACTTACCATCGGCAATAGAACCAGCAAGTTGAGCATTCGTAATAGTTCCACTAAGACTACTAGTCGGATATGCAGTAGCATCAGAAAGGTCAAATGCTGGTGTTGCGTCAGTATCACCTAAGTTAAGTGTTACACCACCAATAGCAATACTAGAATTATCTAACTTACTATTCCCAATAGATCCTGCTAACTGAGAATTGGTAATAGTACCACTCAAAGATGATGTTGGATAGTTAGTTGCATCACTTAAATCAAATGCTGGAGTTGCATCTGAAGCACCTAAATCAACAGATACACCACCAAATGAGACACTATCATTAACTAACTTGGAGTTTGCAATAGAACCGGCCAACTGAGTATTGGTAATAGTTCCGGTTAGAGATGATGTCGCTAAACTACCACTAAATGAGGTAGCAGTTACAACTCCAGTAAGATTGATATCACCAGTTCCAGTGATATCATTACCATTAACATCTAAGTTTCCTCCAAGTTGAGGTGTTGTATCTGCTGCAAGACTAGAGATACCGCCACCACCGCCACCGCCACCAGAGCCATTTGATGCTGAAGTAATACGACCCTGAGCATCGATAGTTATGTCTGCACTTGTGTAGGATCCAGCAGAGACAGATGTATTATCAAGTTGAGCAGCCGAAATGGTTCCTGTAAGACTACTAGTCGGATAATTAGTAGCATCACTCAAGTCAAATGCTGGAGTAGCATCAGTATCACCTAAGTTAAGTGTTACACCACCAACAGCAATACTAGAATTATCTAATGATGTATTTGGAATGTCTGTTAGATTTTCTCCAGAACCACTAAAAGCTAATGCCGTAATAATTCCAGCATTAGGATCTAATATAATTG